AAATTATGTAAGGAAGTTAAATTATAATATAGAGTTTTATATAACTCTGAATTACCGAATAAACTAACCCGTGAGAAGGAGAACTATAAATGTATGAAATTTGGAAAACAATAGAAGAATTTCCAGATTATAAAGTTAGTAATTTAGGAAGGATTAAAAGTTTCAAAATAAACAAAACAGATGGTGAAATATTAAAATTAAGAAAAAATAATAAAAATGGATATTTTTATATTACTTTGTGTAAAAAAAATAAACATGAAAATAGAAAAATCCACAGCTTAGTTTATGAAACTTTTAATAATTATAAATTAAAAACTAGTGAACATGTTCATCATATTGATGAAAATAAAAAACATAATTATTTAGATAATTTATGTAAGATGAATAAATTTAAACACAATAGTCTACACAGTGAAAAAGAAAATAATCCAATGTATGGAAAAATTCATTCTGAGAAATCTAAAAAATTAATGAGAGAAAATCATTTTGATGTTGGAGGGATAAATAATCCTAGATCAAAATTAACAGAAGAAAATATATTTGAGATATTTAATGATCTAAATGAAGGATTATTAAATCAGAAAGAAATTGCAAAGAAATTTAATGTAAGTCAAACACAGATTTATCGAATAAAAACTGGAAAAAGTTGGAATTGTATAAATTTGAAAGGAGAATTAAATGTTTAAAGGTTTTCAAGGTATAGATTATCCTGAATACGAAGTCATAACCCCTCATACTCACTATTCATTTACAGTACATACACTAAATGTTATGAAAGAAAAAAGACTAAAAGGAAGTCTTGTTACACCAATTAAAATTACAGAACATTTAAATAGAGTTATATGGGAATGTATTGTATCAAAACCAGATGAAATAAAAACATACGAAGACTTTATGAAAAAGTTAACTCTCAAAGATAGAGACGCTTTATTATATGGTCTGTATCATATATCATATGAAGAAATTAGAAATTATATGGTAAGTTGTGTATCTTGTCAAAAAGAATATCCAATTACAGTTCAAGCAAGTTCTACATTTAATTTTAATCCGTATCCAACTGATGATATCTTAGGTAAAGTTATTAAATTATCACTTCCAAAAACTAAAAGTGTTTTCGCTTATCTTAAACAACCAACACTTACTGATGAACTTAATGCGTTTAGATCATTATCCGCTGATACAGAAGATATATCAATTACACTTCCAATTCAAAAATTCACACAAGAAACTGAAGGAGGTGACGACGCACTAGTTTATGATGAAAGAGCTGATATTTTAGACGCATATATGACTTTACCACCAATAGATAAAAGAGCAATATTTAACAAATACACAGAAGAATTTGGTAAATACGGTATTGAATTAAAATGTAAGACTATATGTCAACATTGTGGACATAGTGATATCGTCGATATAGATTTGGTGGAACAATTTTTTCGCATGGTGTTCACAATTTGATAAGATATCAGAATATAATAAGACCATGGATCAGAATATATTTACATGTATGGATCTAACTGGTCAAAAATATATAGATATTATGTATATGCCTATTAAAACTTTTCTCGATTTTATTAAATGGAAAATAGAAATAGAAGAAGAGAAGCAAAAGAAGATTGAAGAATTAACAGGTAAATAATATTGATTAATACATATAGTGTTTTATATCAGATTTCTAATCTTGGAAATATTAAAAGTTTTATAAGAAAAACGAAAAAATATTAAAACCAAGAAAAAATAATAATGGAAAAATATAGGAGAAAAATAATTGAATTTATTAGATAGATTTAATTACCAGATTACAGGTTCTAACAGCAAGGTATTTGATATTAGTGCGAAAATATCTCCTAGTGGAGATTTCGCTAAACTACAAGGACTTGATGTTATTCTGTCATCATGGAATGCTATTTTATTAACTCCTGTAGGAACATATCCATTTGATGATGAATTTGGTTCAAAGTTATTAAAATTTATATATGAACCAGCAGATTCACAAACATCTAGAAATATTCAAACAGAGATTATTACAAAACTATCAAGATATGATGACCGAGGAACTGTCCGGAAAATATCCGTAAAATATTTACCGGACAGAAAAGGTTTTAATGTCGATATTACAGTTGAGTTTAATGGTGTTGAAGGAAAAGTTTCTGCAACTATTGATGAAAATGTTTATTTTAATTTCTTAAGACAATCATAAAGGATAGATAATGATTGATTTCAAATACTATGTTCTAAAGAACTATAAAGGAATATTTAGAAAAAAACATACTGGAAACGTTCACACTATTGTAGTACCAACTAGTATGACTGAATCAATGTACCTCGTGATTATCGGTGAAATATTAAAGGAACCTAATTCATTTGCATGTCAGTTGGTAATTCGACAATCACCAGATTTTGTTGATAATGTTATTAAAACAGAAATGGATAAATATGGTAAAAGATATATTTTACTTGAAAATTTACCATGTAGATTAAACGATCAAGGTCAAGGAAAATACAATTATACCTTTCCTACTAATGGTAAATATATCAAATCTGATTTATCATTAACATATGAACCAGAATACAGTGATGATAAAACTAGAATATATATTCTAAGAGGAAATATCGATTTAGAAACTGAAGATGTAAGTCCGAAACTATTTAAAATGATAGCTCGTAAAAAACTATCACGATTAGGACGCAAGGGATAAATTACAATGGCAAATAATAATTTTCAATACTATAATAGAATATATCAATATATCCATGAATACCAATCGTTGGTTCAGGATCATTATTCTAAAATGGGAATAGCTTATTTAGTTACCTATTATAATATTAACACCGAAGAAACAGTATGGGATAATAATAAAATATTTGGTGGGGCTTATGAAAGAATAGGTGATCTGTCAGGTATGAGATGGGATAAATATTTATTAATTCCTGTATATTGGTCAGAAGAGATATCAACTGTATTTGATGCTGATGAAAAAGGTTATGTTAAACAAAATGAAACCACAATAGTATTTCCAGGAACATATGGTATAACACCATATCCAGGAGATATTGTTAAACTAGAACAAGAGTATTTAAGACCACCAGGAACAGATTCAACAAATGATACATATCCAATACTTGTTGTATCAGGCGTTGAAGTATATCCTAATACAGATAGACGATATTGGAAATTAAGAATTGAAACATTTCAATCCAAAACTACAATTCAATTAGATGAACAAATAGAAAATACATATTCATTTTTCGATTATACTAAACTGGTATATACAGTTCCACAATCAACGTTTCTAACACGAATGATGATTAAAAGTGAAAATACAAAAGATAGATTAGATGAATTATATGACAATAACAGTGGTTTATACTTCCTATGAAAGATTTTGAATTAAGAGAACTAGACAGTGCAGGTCGAAAAGAGAAAACCTTGATTCTCCTGTTCTCTTATAAATTATTTACAAGGATAAACAAGACAAGGAGTTTATAGTGGAAAAAGAAATTTGGAAAGAAATTGATGGTGATTACTTTATAAGTAATTTGGGTAGAATTAAAAGTTTTAAAAGATATAGAGAAGGAAAAATATTTAATATTAGTCAACAAACAATTTCAAGAATAAAAAATAACAAAATATGGAATCATGTTAATTTAGAGGAGGCGATATAATTGGCAAATACAACACTTTCAAGTCAGATATATAGCAGTAAAGACCAAACTGTCAATCAGATTACAGAATACCTCCGTACCTATCTCGAGTTGGAAAATGTAATGTTGGTGAAAGGATCATTTTTGTCATTCTTAGTTGAAACTTTAGCCATCTTAACTTCAAATTTAATGTTTTATGAATCATCTGTATATAAAGAGTTCTTTTTAACTCAAGCTAAACTGGCTGAATCAATTTATGATTTATCTGCATTTTTAGGATATAATACTATAGAAGCAACTTATTCTCAGGCTAATGTTCTTATGACTGTTCCATTAACTTTTACCAGTGATGATATCACAATATCAATTCCACAATCCTTTAAGTTTAAGGCACAATCAATTCCTTTTTTGACATATTATTCAACATCTATTAATATTCAAAATAATAGTCAAGTTTCAGTAACAGTGACAGATGGTAATAAAATATATACTTTACCAACAATTATAGATACAACTAGTTCAGATCCACAATTCAGATTTATATTACCAGTAAGACAATATGAAAATAATGTACAAGAATTTCAAATTGATGAAAATCTACAAACATTTCAGTTTACATATATAGATGTTCCATTATCTGGAAAAGTGAGTACGATGACTGTCGAAGTCCGAGACCCTGGAGGGACATCTTATAGAACATATACTGAATTCAATAGTACATATTTAATGTCATCTGATGATTATGGTTATGTTTCTAGAAGAACCGATTCAGGGAGAAGAGTATATTTTGGAAATGGATTAATAGGTATACAACCATTAGCCGGATCAACTGTCAGAGTAACTGTACAAGAGACTCAAGGTTTAGATGGAAATGTTATTGCCGGATCTATTACAACAGGACAGAGATTATATACCACAGATGGAACAGTTACTAAAAGTATTAATTATACAGTAACCAATACATCACCGGCAACTGGTGGAACAGATGAAGAGTCACTTGAGGAAATAAGACAAAACGCTATCAATAATTTAACATCACTTCATAGACTAGTTACTGAAAATGATTATATTAATGCTAATGTTGTTATGACAAATTCTCCAATCACATCATCATCTAAACCAGTTCTTAAAAGATCAGATGTTAGAGTTAATGAAGTTCAATTATATGTTAATTTATTATATGGTAACTCTATAGTTCCTATGAAAAATGCATATAAAGAATATGATATTGATACAACATATATTCCAAGAGGGTCTATTGTAACAGCAAACGGTGAAAATTATTATACATTATTTGATATCACAATAGACACCGAAATGAATAACACAGCATATTATACATACATTATGAATATTATTTCACAAGTTCCTACATTGGTAAGAAGTTATGATTCTGCACCAAGTAGCCAACCATATGTTTTACCATTAGGTAATTTAACAGTAACAAGAATTGGCAGTGGTGTGATGTTTGAAATATCATACACAACATCAGAATCAAATTACGCAAATGCGACATGTCAAATGGAAATATTATCTAGTGGTGCTACATATGATATGACAAATAATATAGAACTTGAAAAGTTCGTGTATATATTTAATGATTATACCAGTATTCCGACTGACGAACAAATATATTATTTTACAACAAGTGATCCAAGCAGTCGTCAAGTTGCCAGATATTCAAACACATTTACATTCAGACAATCATTAAATTCATTTATGTTAAGTAATATATCATCAGATTCAACTGGTGTAACAGTATATGATATTCCAGCTATTAAGGCATCATATTACGATTCTACATCTTTTGTTCAAGCTGATTTTGAAACTCAAATTCTTCAGTCTATATTAACCAATATGGATTTCTCTAATTATAGAATGTTAACAGATTTCGTTAATCTTAAATTCACAAACACTACAGGTATAATGAAAAATATGATCTATAATAAGATCACGAAACAATCTGTTACAGATATTAGTGAATTACCTTTAAATCCAGATATTGGAGAGAGATATATTGTTGCTGAATGTGATTCTACATATGGTGAAGCATATAAAAATCAAATTGCAGAATGTATTGATACAACAGGTGTGATATGGTCATTTACAATACCAACATCAAATGATATTGTTAATGTAGACAATAAAGGATATAGATATATTTACACTGGTAAAGACTGGTTCCTTCCTATATATGAAATACCTCTTCAAATATCATTAGAGGTGTTTAAAGAAGACACATACAATGGATCAAATGTTGATTTGGCAGCTCTAATTAAATCAACATTAATAACTACATTTACTGATCGATTTGGATCAAATGCTGAATTATATCGATCTGAAATCATTCGAACTGTTCAAGGAACTGATGGTGTTGCTTATTGTACATTAATCACTCCGGAATCAGATATATATTTCGATTTTCCACTTGATGAATTAAAGGAAGAACAATTGTTGCAGTACGGGCCTGAGTACCTATACTTTAATACAAATAGTATTAGTGTAAGGATCTTATAATGAATAATTATTATGTATACATTTATCTTGATCCTAGAAAGCATGGAAAATATACTTATGGTTCATATGAATTTGATTATGAACCATTTTATGTTGGTAAAGGTAAAGGGATGAGATATAAAAGAATAAAATACAGAAAAAATCCATATTTTGAGCATAAAATAAATAAAATTAAAGAATTAGGATTGGAACCGATTATAGTTAGATTTGAAAATTTAAATGAAAATAAATCATTCAAAGTTGAAAAACAATTAATACATATAGTAGGACGATATAATACAACTAGTGGTCCATTAGTTAATATGACAGATGGTGGTGAAGGAAGTAGTGGTAAATTGATGTCACAGGAAACAAGAAATAAAATGAGTTTGACACACAGAGGACATAATCATCCAATGTTCGGAAAACACCACTCAGAAAAAAGTAAAAGACTGATGAGTGAAAAAAAGAAAGGTACTAAACTTTCTGATGAGCATAAAAGAAAGGTGAGTCAAAATCATGCCGATTTTAGAGGCGAAAATCATCCGAGGCATAAATTAGTAAAACAAGATGTTATTGAAATTAGAAAATTGTGTGATGAAGGAATATTAACACAAAAAGAAATTGCCAAAAAATTTAAAGTCAGTACAAAAACAATATATAATATAAAAGTAGAAAAAACTTGGTTGTATAAAGGAGATTGATTATGGAAATATTATTAGATAAATCAAAAATAAATCATAATAATCTCAAAAAATTTTTAACTAAAGTTGTTTCCGAGGAACTGTCCAATTTAACAGAACCTTGTTACGTACCCAAGATTAAGAAGTATTATTTCAATTTACTACATCTATGTAATTTAAAAGAATCTGATGTCAAAGAACATGTCAAAAGATTTTATTATGGAACGATATATTCTGAATTTCAACTTCAAAAAGACCCAATAACCAATTTGATAATATTTATTATGTATTATTTTCTTAGTGTTAATGATACCTCAGGATATTTTATTACTATGTTATATTTTAGTATAAGATACTATACTAATCTAATGTTCAAACAGATTAGATTCTGCAATCCTGACGCATTCAGGTATGCTATGGAGAATTTAGCCAAAACTCATTTATTTAGTAGAGAAAAAACAATATCAAATGCATTATATTTTATGGCTAGAGAAATTATGAAACGACACACTTCTGGTATAAAGAAAGGAAATCCAGAAGAAATAGCCAAGATGATAACCGAGATTAGAACACGGATATCACAGAGTATTAAAAGTTTTGCTGAATTATATTATAAAGCACAAGAACACGGAACAATTGTTAGAAATCCTTATGAGAGTGAAGATGAAGAAACAGGTAATAAATACCAAGAACAAAATCAAGATAAATATCAAAGAATAATCGAAGCTATAGTCAAAAAAATATGTGTTTATAGATATATTGATAAAAAGGCTATGATAG